CGTGCCTTGACCAAGGGCCTGCCCGTTATGGCGAGGGGTAGATCCAAGGTCACGCAGCTTACCGGGAAACCGGCCCTGCGATAAACTACCCCGGACGCCAACGCGGCCCCCTCACGGGCTTATCCGCAGGCATATCCATTATCGCCCTTTTTTGATTCAACCCAGACAAGGGAACCCTAAATCATGTCTGTAAATACCGTGAGCGCCCTTGAGCGCAGCATGTACAACAACGAGTTCAAGACGGACTTCGAGCGGGAGAAATCCCTGTTCATGAAGGCAGTTCGCTCTGATGGCCTCGACCGCGCCGGCACCATCTACTGGGATGTAACCGGACTGACCGATGAGGCAATGGAACGTGGCCGTGATGGCTCGATCCCCGTCTCTAACCTGGTGAACAGCCAAGTGTCGGACACCCCGAAAGAGTTCTTCAAGAAGTACAAGATCGATGATTTTGATGCTTTCAAGGGTAACCCAAACTACCGCGCCCAGCAGTACCGCAAGGTCATTGCTGCATGTCACCGCAAGTCGGATGCGCGCATTATCGAGATGCTCGACTCCACAACCAATGAGGTTTCGGCCTCTGCTGTTGATCTCGGCACTCTCGGCAGCATCCTGACATGGACCACGCAGCTCTGGGCAAACGATGTCCCTGCTGATGGCCGTGTCTGGGGCGCTCTGACACCGAAGGCCCTCGGCCAGATGATGACTATCAACGAGTTCAAGTCGGCAGACTATACCGCCGTCAAGAAGGTCGATGCTGGCACGGCGGGTTATGGTGAGAATGGCTACTGGAACTGGCTGGGCGTGAAGTGGTTCATGGCCACGAACCTTTCCGGTCTCGGTACATCGACGGCTGATTGCCACATCTGGCATGAAGACGCGGTTGCCCACCAGATTGCTGGCGAGCCAGAGGTTCACATGTATTACTACGAGCCTGAAGACCGCTGGGAAACATGGGGCAAGGTCAAGGACGCTCGCGCCCTCGCCCTGCCTCGTGGCGTGATCCGTGCGATCACCGACGACACCGCAGCCATCGCGTAAGCAAAGGAACCCTGAACTATGGCTTATAATACGAACTATCTCTCTCTGGCTGTTCCGGCTGTTGGTCCTCTCGGCACCAATCTCTGGATCTACCACGGTATCGACGCCACCGGCACTGTTGACACGGTTGGTCACTTCTCTGATGGCGCGGCTCGCGGCATGGAGATTGGCGATCTGGTCTACGCGGTCGTTTGGACAACTGCTGTTCCAGTCAGCACTGCGGCCAAGGCCTCTGCTCCTCCGGCAGATGCCAGCCTCTATGTTGTCATCTCCGTCAGCGGTGACGCGGCAACGGTCTCGACCGAGACGGCCCTGTCTGTGGCTGCCACGGCCTAATAGCGTTCACGCGCTATCACCATGCGGGGGGCTAGTGTTGCACAAACACTGGCCCCTTTGCTCATGGAGAGAACATGACCGCCCACTGCAAGATGGAAAACATCAGCCTCGAAGTCGCAGGCAAGTCGCGTAACAAGTACCTCTGCCGCGTTCCCGTGGATCATTCCATCGAGGAGGTTCGCTCGCCTGAGTATTTTGGCAAGGTGATGGCGTCTGACATGCTGACCGTTGGCGATATCATCGAGATCGAGTGGCAGGACTATTCCCGGTTCGGTGAACTCCAGGTCATGGCTCAGTCCCTGAGCACCAGCCAATGCGTCACGCGCGAGCGGATTGCGCTGACGGATTACACTCCTCAGACGTTCCCGAAAGGCTGGTCCAGCAAATGGCTTGGCGGCGCCGAGCATCACGGGCTGTTCTACAATGGCGAGCCTGTTGAGAAGGAGACGGGCTTCCTGTCGACGGAAGCCGCGTCGATCCGCGCCCATGCTATTGCTGCGACCCGCACAGCTGCCGAGAACACCCGCGCTGCCGTGAAGGCTGCTATTGCGCCGAAGCCCACGAAAGCCAAGAAGGCTGACGCTGAAGCGGAGAGTGAGGCTGCCTGATGGCTACCAAGGCCTCAATAATTAACAACGCGCTCAGGCTTCTCGGTGAGCCTGAAAGCATGGCGCTGGATGAGACCCGCAAGCCGGTCAAGAAGTGCCTGAATGCGTGGGATGACGTTGTTGCCTCCCGGTTCGAGGACCATGACTGGAATTTTTCGTCCTCCACGGTGCTGCTATCGAGTGTCCTGCCGGCGCTTGATGGCTGGGACTACACATTCAACAAGCCTGCTGCATGTGTCCGGCTGCTGAAGGTGACGAATGCAACGGATTTTGAGCGGCCCTCGATCGACTTCGAGGACCGTGGCGGGCGCATCCTGACCAATTCGGAAACCACCTATGCCAAGTACATCGATAAAACCTATTACACGCAGGTGGGAAGCTGGTCGCAGAAGTTCGCTGACATGGTGGCTGCGTGGCTCGCTGATGAGGTTCACCCTTCGACTGACGAGAGCGATGCGGTGCGCGTCCGAATTGGCAAGGCTGTTGATAGCCGCACGGTCGATGCGAAGGCGCTAGATGCACGGGGTGATCCTGTCTATCGCCAGCCAGCCGGGGCATTCGTCACAGCCCGGATACAGGGTATTCGCACGTCAAGGAATTACTGATGGTCAAGTCCAAGAACGAAGTCCTCGCGTTCAACAAGGGCGAGATGGGCAAGGAAGCGCTCGCCCGCACAGACCTTGAGGGCTACGAACGCGGCGCTGAAACCATGGAAAATATCTTTCCGCTCGTTCAGGGGGGCATGTCGAAGATGCCGGGAACGGTGTTTGTCGCCTCCACGCCATCTGATGCGACGGCCCATCTTCGCCCGTTCATATTCAGTGAGACTGATCGGTTCGCAATGGAGTTCTCTGACAATGTTCTGAGGCTGGTGTTTGAGGGCGGGCTTGTGTCGCTGACGGGCGCGGCTGCGACAGTTGGGACATTCACGGACGAAAGCGCGGTTGTTCCGGCGGGTGGCGGCGCTGCGCCAACGCCTGATTATACGTTCACATATGACTTCACCGGCTCATTCTTCGGGGTTTACGCCTAATGTCATCCATCGGGATCGTCGGCTCTGTCATCACATTCACTGGCACGGCGGGCAATATCGCAATTGCGCGATCGTCTGTCACGACAGCCGCGCCAACTGATCTTGTTTCATTCGAGTTCACGATCACACGCCGCCCTCTTGTGCTCCGCGTCGGCACGTCTGCTGGCGGGCAAGAGGTTCTGACGGACAGCCCGTTCCTGCCGGGATTCCACATTGTCAGCTTCACGCCGGGAGTATCACCCTATTATGTCGAGTTCCGCATGGTTGGTGTTGGGACTGCGACTCTTGATGGATTTGCCCGCATTGCGCCGGGCGTCATGGAAATCGAAACGCCTTATCTTGCGAGCGCGATTCCAAGCGTTCGCCATGCACAATCCCTGAACACCGTGTTCTTCGCCGGGGGTGGGGCTGAGATGCAAGTGCTTGAGCGCCGGGGGCAAAACTCGTGGAGTTTTCGCCCGTGGGTCCAGTATGACGGGCCATTCGCGCCGCTCAACCTGACAGATACGACGCTGACAGCTGCGGCGCGCACGGGAACCACGACCCTGACAGCATCGACAGAACTGTTTGCCACAACGGATGTGGGCGCCCTGATCCGCCTGACGCATGACGGCCAGTTTGAGACTGAGGATTTCAGCGCAGTCGATAACCTGACGGATGCAATACGTGTGAGCGGTATCACGACCTCGCGCCAGTTCCAGGTGTCGATCACGGGAACATTCACCGGCACGATCCTGCTGGAGCGGTCGATCGGCAATGAATATTCGTTCGGCACGTTTGCCAGCTACACGTCAGCGACCGCCGTGACGATCGATGATGACCTTGATAACCAGATCATCTATTACCGCTTGCGCATGTCCGCCTATAGCAGCGGGACGGCAACGGTTGAGCTTACCTATGGTTCAGGCGTCACTGATGGTGTGGCGCGGGTTATCACGGTTGACGCTGATAACCAGGTGACGGTCGATGTGATCGAGCCCTTTGCCAAGACGACAGCCACTACGCTCTGGAATTTCGGTGAATGGTCCGTCCGATATGGCTATCCTGCTGCGGTGGCGCTGTTTGACGGGCGGTTATGGACGGCGCGGGGCAACTATTATTGGGGCTCTGCTTCGGATGATTTCGGGAGTTTCGCCATTGGCCCGCTCGCAGATCAGGCGATTGGCCGGACATTTGGCGGGCGCATGAGTTCGACACGCTGTGCACTATGAACCGCCCCGGGTTTACCGGAGGGCAAAACTCTCGGAGAATTGCCCGTTATGGAACATGCACAAAAGAAGAAGACCTCGAAGCCGTATTCACCCAT